CGGACTCGACGCTGAGACTGAACTCGCTAACATCCTCAGCACCGAGATTCTGACTGAAATCAACCGTGAACTCATCAGAACTCTCTACTTCAAAGCCAAGACCGGTGCTCAACAAGGCGACTTGACCACTGGCGGTGTTTATGACCTGAACACCGACTCGGATGGTCGTTGGAGTGCTGAAAGATTCCGTGGACTCATGTTCCAAATCGAACGTGAAGCCAACGTGATTGCCAAGGAAACTCGTCGTGGTAAGGGTAACTTCATTGTGACATCCTCTGATGTTGCTTCTGCCCTCGCTATGGGTGGTTTCTTGAACCTGACACCTGCAATCAACAACCAACTCGACATCGACGACACAGGTAACACCTTCGCTGGTGTCCTCAACGGTAAGATCAGAGTTTACATTGATCCTTATGCCAAGACTGACACTAACTATGTCATGGTTGGCTACAGAGGTTCCAATCCTTATGACGCTGGTATTTTCTACTGCCCATATGTTCCCCTGCAAATGGTGAGAGCAGTCGGTGAGAACACCTTCCAGCCCAAGATCGGATTCAAGACTCGTTACGGAATGGTTGCTAACCCATTCGCAACGAGCACCGATTTCGAAACCGCTGGTTCCACATCGACTGGTAATCAATACTACCGTCTGTTCGCTGTGAATAACCTGCATGGTAACACTGGATTCGGACTCTAATAAATAAACCCTTCGGGGGTTGAACGAGAGAGGGGAGCCTTCGGGCTCCCCTTTTTCTTTTATAAATAAGTTATGCAATATACTATTCCACTTTCAGAACCCGGATCAACTTTCGATCAACCGACAAATCCCACGGTGCCGGAAAGTAACAATTATCTTGCATCAAATTTTTATCAGTTTCAATTAAATAGAGTTTCAAACGTTACTTATTTTTGTCAGGCAGTTTCATTTCCCGGCACTCAACTTTCACCCGTGGAAATGCCAAATACACTAGGACGACCCAATCAATTTGTTGGTGGTCGTTTCACACATGAGCCTTTGACCGTTCAATTTTTGGTTGATGAGGATATGTTAAATTACAGAGAAATTTTTGATTGGATCACTAGAATCGGTAATTACGCTGACGATGATAGAATTCTCGCAGGGTTTCAAGCAAATACTTTCTTTTCTGACGCAACTTTGCTCATTACAAATAGTGCGTATCGACACAAAATTCGTGTTAAATTCAAAGACACATACCCAATTGCTCTGTCTGGTTTAAACTTTTCATCTCAACTGGGTGATAACGAACCTTTAGCGGCAACTGTTTCTTTAAATTTCGAAACACTGGAGATCGAAAATCTTTGACATTCTAATTAGTATTTGTATAATGTTCGCATGGATTTAAATCGACTCAAAGAAGAAGTAAAAAAAGACTTGACTCTCGACAAGACTGATCTTGCGTCAGAGTCTATTCGTATTCCCCAGATTCATAATAAATACTTAAATTTTTTGATGAACGATAGGTTAGTTTTGTCCAAATACGATTCAGATTTAACAAAACTTCGTCACAAAAAGTGGTTGTATTACACAGGAAAAATGAGTCAAGAAGAACTCGATGCCCTTGAGTGGGAGCCATTTGATCTTACCGTCCTTAAAACAGACGTTGATAAGTTCGTGAACGCAGACGATGATGTAATCGAACTTTCTCACAAAGTTGTATTAATGCGAGAAAAAGTAAACTACCTCGATGGTGTAATGAAAGCGATTAATAGTTTAAACTGGAATATTCGATCCGCTATCGACTGGTACAAGATGACTGAATTTGCAGGATGACTTACACACCATAAATATGGTGTATGAGTGACTTAATTATTACAAATGTAGATTCAGCATATATTCAAGTTGAGTGTGAACGGGCTTTAGCGAAAGAACTAAGCCAGTTTTTTACATTTTATGTTCCTAATTATCAATACACTCCTGCATACAAAAATAAAATATGGGACGGTCAAATTCGTCTTTTCAATGTCCTTTCTGGAAAAATTTACTCCGGTCTTTTAAAATATGTTCTAACTTTTGCAAAAGAAAGAAACTTAACCGTTGATTATCAAGGTGAGTTTCCACAAAAGAAATCAAAAGAGGACATTGAATACTTTATTAAAAGTCTGAAGTTGTCTCTTGGTGATGAGGAGATCATGCCACATGAACATCAATTTAATGCAATATGTCACGCAATTAATACACAGCGTTGTTTACTACTGTCTCCAACTGGATCCGGAAAGTCTCTTATCATTTATGTTCTTATACGTTATTATCTTTCAAGACTTCCTGAAGATAAAAAAATTCTAATTATTGTTCCCACAACTGGTCTTGTTTCTCAGATGTTAAGTGACTTTGAGGACTATTCAAATCTCTGTTCTTGGAATGCAAAACGAAATTGTCATACTGTCTACTCGGGACAGGCAAAGAAGTCTACTAAAAGAGTGATCATCAGCACATGGCAAAGTCTTTATAAACTCCCTCAGAGCGAGTTTAAGGACTTCGGAGCGGTGATAGGGGATGAGTGTCATCTTTTTAAGGCAAAGTCTCTAACGGGACTCCTGACGAAGTTATCGAACGCTGAGTATCGTGTTGGAACAACGGGGACACTTGACGGAACATTGACGCACAAGTTGGTTATTGAGGGATTGTTTGGACCTGTAAAAAAGGTTATCACCACCAAAAATTTAATCGAAAAGGATCTGCTTAGTAACATTAACATCGAGTCTTTGATGATCGAACACAGCGGATCCTTGTCCGAAACAAAATCACTTAAATATCAGGAGGAGATGGACTGGTTGGTTTCCAATCACCAAAGAAATGAGTTTATCACAAATCTGGTGACACATCTGAAAGGTAATACTCTAGTTCTTTTTAACTACGTCGAAAAACATGGCAAGCCACTTCATGATATGATCAAAACAAAGGTAGATGACTCAAAGAAAACTTACATGATTTATGGTGGGACAGACGTTTCGCAACGAGAGTCCATTCGAAAAATAATGGATAAACAAACCAACACCATTTTAATTGCATCGTATGGAACATGCTCCACGGGGATTAACATTCGTAACATAAATAATATTGTGTTTGCTTCTCCGTCCAAATCGGTTGTAAGAGTTCTTCAATCAATTGGTCGTGGTTTGCGGAAGTCGGAGGAAAAAGAAATGCTCACAGTTTACGATATAGCAGATGACCTCAGATATAAAAAACATGTGAATCACACATACAAACATCATAAAGCGAGATTAAAAATTTATAAAAATGAGAACTTCAATTACAAACTCACTAGAATAAAAATGGGAGGTGAGTGATGAACATTCCAAACTCTTACAGAATTATGAAGTTAACAAATGGTGACAATATAATCTGCGAAATTAAAAATTCTACTAGCACACGATATCGAGTCAAAAGACCGATGACAATTAAAACCACCGTGCAATTTGATGCAAAAGGCAATCAACGTGATTACACTATTCTCCGAAACTGGATGAATCACTCAGACGAAATCGAAACAAACATTTCCACAGAATATGTCATAACGATTTTAAAACCATCTGAAGATATTGTTTTCTTATACGAAAAACAAAAAGACAGTGATGATATTCCATTTCCATCTAATATTTCACCGATGTCACCGATGGAAAGTGATTCGGCTCTTATCGACCGTATGTTAAAGGAAATAAAAGAGGCACAAAAAGAAAATCAAGAAGATCAGGAACGTGATATGTTGGATGAAAAAATGGAAATGATTATCATGTCACTGGCGCTACCTTTTGATAAATTGAAGAAAATGATTGAAAGTGAAATCATAGATGAGGATGATTTAAAGGAAATGCTCGATGCATCAGAATCACCCATAGAAAAAATTTCTGAAGATCAAGATACTACTAACGAATTACACCGTGACGACTTTGGGACAAAGTGGACAGACTGGAGTCTCTTTCCCGAAGATTATTTAAATGATGAGGAAACCGAGGGTGAACAATAACGAAAAAATATTTGTCTCTATTGCATCTTACCGAGACCCTGATGTCGTAAATACGGTCGATTCTTTGCTGGATAACTCAGATGATCCAGACAACGTGAAAATCGTAATTGTAGATCAGTGGGGAAATCATCCTGACGAGGTAAGACCTCAACCATCTAAAAATATAGAGGTTGTTCGTATTCCATATGAACACTCACGAGGATGTTGTTGGGCAAGACACATGGCTCAGAAAAAATATACCGATGAAAAATATTACATGCAAATTGATGCACATAGTAGAGCGATGTCTGGATGGGACACTTTTGCGACTGATACATTAAATAATTTAAAAGAAAGCGGAATAGAAAAGCCGGTTTTATCAACATACCCTGAAAGCATGCAATTTACATCCTCGGGGGAATACACACACTTTAACAGTGAAGTTAATGTTCTCATTACGACTCGGGGATTTGAAAATGAAAAAGATGACGCTATTTTAAATTGTGCTAAATCAAATCATTATGTAAATCATAAGAGACCCGTTCGAATGCCTTGGGTTCTTGCCGGATTTATATTTTCGTATGGAAGTATGATAAATGAAGTTCCATACAATAAAGACTTATATTTTTACGGCGAGGAGGATGATTTATCTATTCGGTTGTTTACAAACGGATATGATGTTTACTCTTGTCCAAGAAATATTATTGGACACGATTATGAGAGAAATAGAGTAAGACATTGGGGTGATCATAGTAATTGGCACATGATTGATCAAAAATCTAAAAACACTCTTTCTGAAATGATACGAGGAAAGAATAACGGAACAATTTATGGTCTTGGGACCAAAAGACCATTAAAAGAGTTTGAAACTTTGGCACAAATTGATTATAATAAAAAGATAGCACACACAACTCTTGAGGATCACGGAAAATATTTAATAGGAAAAAACGATGAGTAAAGAAAACCATTATATTGACAACGATAAATTTTTCACAGAGATGTGTAAGTGGAAAGATCAAGTGATCGAGGCAGAAGAACAGGGGGAGAGTAGGCCACCAGTTACAGAGTATATTGGTGAGTGCTTCTTAAAAATTTCAGAAAAACTTTCACACCGTCCAAACTTTGTAAATTATCCGTATCGAGAAGAAATGGTTTCAGATGGCATTGAAAATTGTTTAATGTACGCACATAATTTTAATCCAGAGAAATCTAAAAACCCCTTCTCTTATTTTACACAGATGATATACTATGCTTTTCTTCGACGCATTGAGCGGGAGAAAAAACAATCGTATGTCAAGTTTAAGTTAATGGAAGAGAACGATGATGGAACTTTTTCAAAATGGTTTAAAGAGAACTTCTTTGATAAAAGTTTTTCACAAAAGGATGTCGCTGACTTCTTTTCGTTGAGTGAAACGGACATTGAAAACTTCGATACCACTAAAAAGAAAAAGAAAAAGAAAGATGCAAATAGCAATAATAAATGACACCCATTTTGGAGTTCGTAACGATCATCAAGGTTTTCTTGATTATATGTTTCAGTTCTTCGACGAACAATTTTTTCCATACTTAATTGAAAATGATATCAAGACAGTCTTTCATCTCGGAGATGTGTTTGATCGTCGCAAGTTTATTAACATGAACACACTTCACACGGTTCGCACTCGATTCTTCAAACGCTTTGAGGAGTTAGGTGTAAACCTTCATGTTATTCCCGGCAATCACGATTGCTATTTTAAGAACACCAATCTTGTAAACTCTGTTCGTGAGTTGATCGGTCACTATGACAACATTGACATTCATGA